AAGAACGGTTTAGCCACGCTATTACTACTGGCTTTTCTGTACGTTGCCTGGACTTCGTTCCTGTCCCCTGCGGCAGACCGTTATATGAAATTGCTTGATTCTGTGACTGAATCGAACGAAACACTATCAAAGGTTATCGACGATTTGAAACGTGGAATTGTGACTATTGGCGAATCAAACGGGAATCAGATGAAGATTAACCAAGACTTGCTGCGAACGATTGACCGCAGGACTGAGGAGATCAGCCGCAAACTGGACGATCTGAAGGCTGGTCGCGGATCAGCCTACACCCACCCTCAGACTTGTAGGGTAATCCCAGAACAGTGAAACTATAGGTTCTATGAATCCGTCTGTGTTGGCCGGGTTCTTGTCTATTACTTAAAGGAAAGTTGCAATGTCATTAGAAGACAAGCAAAAGGCCATCACAGAGTGCGAAGGCCAGATCAAACAGATTGAAGAGCGAAAGTGTGAAACACCTGAAGAGGTTGAATCGCGTAACGCTGATCTGTCAGAAGCTACATCAAAGTTTGAAGTAGCAATTAAAGAACTGAAAGAGGTTCGACGTCTGGAAGAGCTACGAATTCAGGCGAACGAAGTCAAGACCGAACTCACACCAGCCGGGACTGTAGCACTGGCACCAAAGAAAGAAATTAGAGCTGTGCGAAAATTTGATGCAAAACCTGGCAAGCAATGGCCGGATTCAGCCACCGCTAGCCGCGTTGGTGAGTTACTGGTCCGAATGTCCAGAGGTGAACTAAGAGCAACGTCCCCCCATCCTATCGGATCTACTGACACAATCGCCGCAGACAGCATGGGCGAAACAAGCCCAATGTATGACGGCAAGGGTTCAGAGCTTGTGATGGATGAGCTTTATAACGGCATCCTGGAACAGCTTTACTATGAATCCATCTGCTTAGGCTTGGCTTCTGTTTATCAGGTCAACACTAGCGGACTACATGTGCCGATTGCAGGTGATGCTCCTTTGGCTGATTGGTATGATGAGAACACTGAAATCAAACCATTCAATCCAGCGACTTCAAAGGCTATCCTAGATTTGAAGAAGATGGGCCAACGTGTTCAGGCATCCAATGAACTTTTGGACGATGCTTACATTAACGTAGCCAATATGGTTTCAAACCAGATCGCTTCCAGCTTCGCCCAGACTGCGGATACCGCATACTTCCAGGGCAACGCTGGCGCAGGCATTGACGGTCTTTGTGATGCAATCACAGGCCATGATACCGGCAGCCACGTTTTAGAAGTTGCAGACGCTGAAACATTGACCACAGCAGAACTAGCTTTCTGCTGGGAGAATGTACATCAGAACGCCCGCAACCGAACNTGGGTAGTTAGCCCACAAGGTTGGGGATCTGTCATGGCAATTGCCACAGAGCCNCAGGCTGGTGCAGTTGTAACTGATTCAGTACGGGCCACCATTTACGGTTCGCCTGTTGTNGTTTGCACAACGCTCCCTGATGACGTGCTGGCCGTTTACGGCGACTTCAGCATGGCGTCTTCAATGGGCGTGAAGCGTAACGGACTGACACTTCGCGGAAGTGCAGAGCGGGCGATGGAACTGGATGCATACGTATGGGTTGCGACGCAACGTCTAGCGTTCAGCCCACACAGTCCAGAGTTCCTAGCGATGCTTACAGCACCTGCTGGACCGTAAGGTTTTAAAATGACTCCCTGACCGCCTGGCTCCCTTCTTCCTCCGGAAGGTGACGCTAGGCGGTCAGGTTCTTTTTACAAGGTAGAAACGTGATAGAACCTAAAACCGTAAAACGTGTCGGATCCGCTGTTGTGCCGTTCCTGTCTTTGCCAGAAGTCAAAGCACAGTGTTCAATAATGGAATGTGACACACAATGGGATTCTCTGCTGATGTCCTACATCCTAGCCGCCCAGGTTGAGATTGAAGCCCGCCTATCTGTGACATTAACACAGACGGAATGGGCCGCCAGTGTATCTGCCGCAGATGTTCGTTCAGGTTGTACGGTATCCTTGCCGTTCGGTCCTGCAATGGAAATGCCTGTGGTGGTCAAGCTAGGTGATGGATCGGTTATGGCTGAAGAAAGATATAGTGCTGACACTTTCAACGTTCCTGGCAGTATTACTTTCTTTGCTGGTGACGTGCCAGACGGGGACGTTCTGATTTATTGGTATGCAGGCAGCATGGATTCATTGCTGATCCCCCAAAATATAAAAGTAGCTGGCAAGATGTTTGTGGCACATTTCTTTGCACACCGCGAAGCGGTGCAGGATACAGGTGCCATAGAAGTTCCGATGGCGGCAGAGATGTTGCTGGCCGCCTCTTCACATAATGGGATGTACTGATGATAAAATCCGGCATGATGCGGGAGCTTATACAGGTACAGGTTCCCGTATCTACTACAAACGAATTCGGAGAATCGGTCCTGACGTGGAAGGACTGCTTCAAATGTCATGCAGCCATCCAGCAGTTGACGGTTGCACAACTAGCCAGGGCGAACCGGGCTGAATCACAGGCCACCTACAACGTGACAATCAGGTGGCAGAATAACGTCAGCCTGCCTTTACGGATCATCTGGCTCAATAACAAATGCCGCACCATGTATGTATCAGCGGCTGTAGCCGATGACGCCAAACGAACAAATATAGTCTTAACAGCAGAAGAAAGGGAAGGCGACCAATGAGTAGCTACCCTGAAATCTGGTTGAGAGATTCCATAACAGAAGCCACATCTGCACAGGTTTATCCTGTGCAGGCTCCAGAATCGGCTATTACGCCATACATAGTTTACAGCCGAAGCGGCACAGAACGCGACCTGGCGATGCCTACGATATCCAGAGCACCCGTTGCCGCTTTTGATCTTATAGTTGTCACTGATTCGTATATGGGCGGCAAGGAACTTGCCGAACAGATACGGTTGAAGTGTAACAATTTTAGAGGTGAATACGCAGGATGTAGCATTACCTCCTGTGCCATCTTGTCACAGCAGGACGGGTCACCAGAAGAAAAGGATGGGGAGACGACCCCCAATTACGTTCAAGAACTTTCATTCGCCGTTAGATATGAGGAATAGAAAATGCCTGCACCTTTTACAGATTCGCAAAATACAACTTTAACGTTCAACGGAACAACCTACTACTGCACTTCTATAGTACGGAACGCCGAAGGCGGCGGAGACCTTACAGACCAGAAGATTGACGTTTCAACCCTTGACCTGGCAAGCGGTTCTTGCCGCGTCTATCAAGATCCACCGCTTGTTGATTGCGGGGCTGGTGGTGCAAATGGAACCAGAAGTTTTCAGGTTGACTTCTACGGAACAGAAGAGCCAGAGCTTAACAGCAGCTTGACTTTAGTGATAGCACAGGACGAAGTAGATATTTATTCTGGGGATGCTACATGCACCAGTGCTTCCACTACCTGGGCAACGGGTGAAGTTGTATCTGGCTCAGCAACATTTAGCGTTGACGAATAACAGGCCACAGTTGGAGGTGGTCTCATGGCAATAATTGATGCACAGGGCTTAAAAATAACTTTTGACGGAGTAACTGCCTACAACGTTATTAGTTGTAATGTGGCTGGTGGCGAAGCTGGGTTGATTGACATGACCCCGTTAACAGCCAGCGTCTTAGGTTCTGGTAACTGGGCTAGAGTCGTCAAGGGAGTTCTGCCTGCATCGGTTGAACCTGTTACCGTCAACTTCACAACGTTGGGGGCCGGGCTTGCTGTGTCAAATAATGATCGCGGCAAGGTTGCGACCTTGACTGTTTCTAAGGGTGGTCTGGTAAACTATTCAGGGGACGCGGTCCTGCTTTCTAGTAGTGTGACAATGGCTGCCGGTGAAATACCACAGCAGACTTTGTCTTTCAGTTTTCTTTATTAACCGGAGGGAAAGATTATGAATAGGACGGATTTGCTAAAGCATGGCAAGAAACCGGCGGTCGAAGTCGAAGTCGAAGGCATTGGAAAGCAATGGTTCAGACAGCCCACCGCCGGAGAGTGGGAACCTATCGCCAGCGAACATGCAAGAATCTTCAAAGAAACAGATGGGGCCGGAATACCACCGGCATCACTCATGGCGAAAACGGTTAGCACCGTCCTGGCCGGGCCGGACGGGTCAAAGATGTTTGAAGAAAAAGACCAGAAGGAAGTTCTGCAAATGGCACCAGAAACCATGCGGGCCTTGTATGAGGCTTCGTTAAATTATGGTTTCGCTTTGGGAGAAAATGAAGCAAAAAAATAACACTGCGTCGATCTCCGCTACTGTTGTTCATTATGCGGCTAGCGTTACAACTAGGCCGGGCGGACTTCAGGGAATTGGCGCATGAAATAACATT